TGGCACACAGATCACTAGAGCAGCATAAAGAGTATGGTGACCTACGGGCTATCCAAGGTAACATTGAGTCTCTACGGTCTCTACTCCGACTGAAGGAAAAAGTAAATGGCGGAAACTGATATGTACAATAAACAAATGAGCCTCTTTGATGAGGGTGGGATGGCAGACGATGGAATGGATGTTGATCCGGTAAGTGGTAATGAAGTGCCTCCCGGAAGTATGTCTGAGGAAGTCCGTGATGATGTAGACGCTAAGTTGTCTTCTGGTGAGTACGTTGTACCTGCTGATGTTGTCCAGTACTTTGGTCTTAAGTTCTTTGAGAACCTCCGTAATGAGGCTAAAGGCGACCTTGAGAAGATGGACAAGGATGGCCGTATCGGTGGTGCTCCAAGTAAGGAAGCCCCTATGGGTGGTGAGGAAGAACTCTCTCCCGAAGAAATGGCTATGCTAGAAGAGATCATGGGTGGTGGTGGACAAGAGGCTCCAGTACAGATGGCTGAGGGTGGTCTTACTACCGGATACACTCCATCCCCTTCTACCTTTAAACCTAAAGACTGGGCTGCTGTAGGTGGCTCTCTTGGTCTATCTGGCAGTAACACTAGTACTAGCTCTGGTCGGATTGTCTACAAAACTTATGTAGGTCCATCAGGTGAAACACAACTTATCATGTTTATTAATGGTAAGCCTAATACCCCAATCCCTGAAGGCTTTACCCTTAAAGAGACTGCAGCAGAAAAGTCTCAGGAGAAGACTCAAGAAGAGATTGAAGCAGAAGAACTTCAAGCAATGGAACTAGCTAACCGTGGTCCAGCAGAGGAGGGTAATGATGAACCTTCAGAGAGTTTTGCTGAAGCTAATTTTGATGCACTAAGTAAAGACCCTAACGCTATCGGGATGAGTACACTGGGTAAAGATACAATAGGTGACACTATTGCAGGTAATGCTCCGGGAATAGCTGGGGGTATTGTTGGTGGGGTCAACGCAGCACAGAATGTCGCGGCTGTCGCGGCGGCGAATGCATCTTCTCGTATTGGTAAGGATCAAGGCAAGGACATGTCAGCCCTAGATGATGCGATCAACGAGGCTAAAGCTGGTTGGGGTCTCGCGGAGAAGGGGCTTGATGCTATCTTTGGTTCGGATGGAGATAGGATTTATAACGATTACCAAGAAGGTCTTAAATCAAAGGCAGAGGCAAAACAGGTTGCAAAAGAGGTATCTAAAACTCCAACAACCCCAGCTAAATCTGATACTACCCCAGCAGCCACACCTTCAAGCACTCCTGACGATGATGATTCTGCAGGTAGCACGGGTGGCTCCCGTTCAGGTGGTCTCGGTGGGGGTGAATTTAACAAAGGTGGTCTCGTGAAGAAGCGGACTACAAAGAAAACTACCACTACTAAGAAAACTCAACCAAAGAAAAAAGGTCTAGCCTCTAAGTAATAGAGACAATAAGGCTACCCTGCAATACCGCAGGCCCCAACATAAGGAAATAAAATGTCTAATAAAGTAATGATCAAACCTAACTCTGTACGTCCTAATCAAGATCGAATCAAGCGAGAAGAAGCTGAACTTGAGGCCTTGATGAAAGGGGAGAACCCTGAAGTAGAGGAAGTACAAGAGGAAGTAGTAGAAGCTACGACAGAAGAAGTTGTAGAAGAGGTTAAAGAGCCTGAAGCCAAAGAGCCTGAGGAAGATAACCTTTCTTCTGAAGAGAAGACCTTTAAGAAGCGGTATGGTGATCTACGCCGTCATGCAGCTAAAGAGAAACAAGAACTAGAAGCACGTATCTCTGCTCTTGAGAACCAAGGTAAAGATATCAAGCCACCTAAGACAGAAGAAGAACTTAAGGCTTGGGCTAAGAAGTTCCCTGATGTAGCTAGTATTATTGAGACTATTGCAGAACGTAAAGCTGCAGAGAAGTTTGAATCTGCTGATGCCCGCCTTAAACTACTGGATGAACGGGAAGAAGCAATCAACCGGAGTAAGGCTGAAGCTACTATTACTAAAGCCCATCCAAACTTTAATGAGTTGAAGAACTCTGATGACTTCCATGATTGGGTAGCAGATCAACCTAAGTGGGTACAAGATGCACTGTATGAGAATGAGGATGACCCTGATTCTGTAATCCGTGTGATTGACCTCTACAATGTAGATAATGGTCTTACCCCTTCAGAACGGAAGAAATCTGCACGAGAAGCTGCTACTAGTATCTCCTCTCGTTCTAATTCCTCTCCTTCAGTGCAAGCTGGTCAAGTTAAATTCCGTGAGAGTGATGTTCAGAATATGTCTGACAAAGCTTTCGAGAAGAATTGGGAACAGATTCAGAAAGATATGAAGACCCCCGGTTTCTACGATCTAACTGGTGGTGCACGTTAATTTAAATTATTGCTTGACTTCTAAAGTTCTTGCAGTATAACTTAGGGTACGAAGGAGAATAAGGCCTCCCACTGTGGACACCCTTATCTCCTTTATCCCCTTACACTTCTAAGAGTAAACAATAAGTAGAATCACCTGCCTGAGTATAGGCCCGTTGATCCTGAAGTTGGCCGACTGACGGATTGATGCACCCTAGAAAATGACAGCCTCTTCTTGTATGTGTTTAGCTCTAACTCAGCCAAATATCATAGGAGAATAATGATGGCTTTTGCAACAGCAGGAGGTTATGGTAACCTTCCCAACGGTAACTTCAGTTCCGTAATTTACTCAAAGAAAGTCCAACTGGCTTTCCGTAAGTCTACAGTCGTAGGCGATATTTCTAACTCTGACTACTTCGGTGAGATTGCTTCTCAGGGTGATACAGTACGTATCATCAAAGAGCCTGAAATCACTGTAAGTGAGTATAAGCGTGGTTCCCAGATTCAAGCACAAGACTTGGATGACGAGGACTTCTCTCTGGTAATCGACAAGGCAAACTCTTTTGCTTTCAAGATTGACGATCTGGAAGAAGCCCACAGCCACGTAAACTTCATGGACCTCGCAACTAACCGTGCAGCCTACCGTTTGGCTGACCAGCATGACCAAGAAGCCCTTGGTTACCTGTCAGGTTACAAGCAGTCTTCTCTGCACTCAAATGCAGACACAGTGAATGACGTAGTGAACGGTTCTAAGGCAGTCTCTACTGCTGGTTCCGATGAACTGCTGACTTCCATGAAGATCATCAAAGGTAGCTTTGGTAACATCACAACTGGTTCTGCTGGTGATCACTCGATCCCTGTAGCTGCTCGTCTCCCCGGTGCTACTGCCCTGCCAACAGCTTATGTCTCTCCGGTTATGTTGATTAACCGTATGGGCCGTTTGCTGGACCAACAGCGTGTTGATAAGTCTGGCCGTTGGCTGGTTATTGACCCAGTACTGATGGAAGTTCTGCAGGACGAAGACTCTCGTTTCCTGAATGCTGACTTCGGTGATTCTGGTGCACTGCGCAATGGTTTGGTTCTGAACAACTGGAATGGTTTCCGCGTATACGTCTCTAACAACTTGCCTGTTGTTGGTGGTGGTGCTGCGACAACTGGTACAGCCAACCAGAACACTGACTATGGTGTTATCGTTGCAGGTCATGACTCTGCTGTAGCAACTGCCGAGCAGATCAACAAGACAGAGACTTACCGTGATCCTGACAGCTTTGCTGACATTTGCCGTGGTCTTCATCTTTACGGTCGTAAGATTCTTCGTCCAGAAGCTCTTACAACTGCAAAATATAACCTCGCATAAAGGAGAACTAGACTATGCCTACTGTTACAACTCTTGCTAAGGCAGAAGGCGGTCGGGGTAATCCTAACCGCAAGCCTTACATGGTAGAGGTGGAGATTGATCTTGCCGCTGCCGCAACTGCTAAAGGTAGTGCTCTGGCTGCTGCTGACGTCATTGAGTGTATTGACGTTGGTGCCAACCAAGCTGTACTCTTCGCTGGTACTGAAATTGTTACTGCCCCTGCGGGTGGTACTTCAGCTACCTTCGATCTGGGTATTACTGGTGGTGACGTTGATGCATTCGTAGACGGTGGTGCTATTACTAGCGCAACTGCAGGTACTTATGCAACTATGGTTAGCACTGCTTGCCCTATCGTTAGCTCCTCTGCTTCCACCATCGATATGCTGCTCATTGGTACAACTCCAGATACTTCTGGTGTGATCCGTGTGTTTGCATACCTGATGGATCTGGATGGTTTCGGTGCAGATAAGTCTGCTGCTGAAGTCGCACGGGATCAAGTTTAAATACTGATCGGGGGCTGCTCGAAAGGGTGGCCCTCTTTCTATCTTCAATTAGGGAAGCTCAATGTCAAACTTCGTTACAATTACAAATCTAGTTCTGACAAGGTTGAATGAGGTTCCTCTGGATACTGGTGGGGAAGGTTTCTCTACTGTTCGGAACGTACAAGCTCTCGCAAAGAATGCAGTGAATAACGCAATCTATGAGATCTGTCAGACTGGTCAAGAATGGCCTTTTCTTAAACAAGCATACACAGAGACTCTGGTAGCAGGTACAAGCACTTACGCTTTCCCTTCAGACTACTCTTCTCCTGACTATGATACCTTCTTCCTTAAAAAGAATGATACACTGGGTGCTGAACCTAAGACCCTCACTCCTCTTACTTTTGAACAATATGTACAGAATCATAAGATGGAAGATGAGAATGGAGACAGTGGCTCTGGTATCTCTCAACCTTATTTTGTTTATCAAACCTATGGAGAATCCTTTGGGGTAACTCCAGTACCAGATAAGGCGTACCAAGTAGAGTACACTTACTGGAAAATTCCTACAGCACTAACCCTATATAATGAT